ATAAACCTCTACCAAAGAATCACGACCATTGACAGTATTCACCAACTGGTCTTTCTTAATGCGCCTAAAAGGCTTACCAAACAAACCAAAAGTCAATGCATCAAGCACAGTAGACTTACCACTGCCGTTGTCACCTATGATAAGTGTGGAAGGAGAATTATCTAAAACAATTTCTATAGGAGTATTTCCTGTTGATAAAAAGTTTTGCCAAATCACAGATTTAAATACTATCATACACTAAACCACTCAGGTGTCTCCCTCGCTTTCCATTTAGCAAACCCAGACTTCTCACCTATGTAATACTTACGATAAGCCTCGACTGTATCATCACACTTATATTCGTCAGGCATACATTGGGGTGGTGGTGTAAACCCACCTCTGTTTATATTTTTAGGTGCCATCTCTAAAGGATAAAACAAGTCCATACACTTATGCAACTTACCATAACGAAACATATACTCACCCAACATGGCTTTGAATAAATCAAAATGCCAATGATAGTTTTCGTCTGTCTCTCTAGTCCATACAGCACTAGGGTGGTTCTTATGTGTTGCTTTATACAATCCATTCTCATCAGCAAACTCATCACCATCTAATACACGATGAGCCGTAGACAACATCTGTGCTGACTCTAGTATCATTTTGACATTATGTTTGTCACACATCATTTCCGATATCTCTATCGGATCTTCATCTAGGTAAAATATATTCATAATATAAAGAGAGGCATGGAGGAAGGAAGGACTTGGGTTCACCTTCAACCGACACCAGCAAACTACCTTGCTTTGGTTCGTCGGCACTTCGTCCTAGTCTGGTTCGACTAGTGTGACACCATCATCTTTCGATGAGGTGCCTGGATACCACTCCTGACGAATAACATTATCACCATTTGCTACAGCGATTATTCTGCCACTTCCTCCCCCAACTGTATGCCTACAGTCAGGTGCCTTTTATTTCCTTAATTCTTTCCAATCTCTATTGCGATATTTTTTAAAATTATACTTACTAGCTAATTCATCACTTAATTCTACCATACGAGGTATACAAGTATCATTAACCCATCGTTGCAATTCTGCATTATCTAGTTCTAAAGTATGAATTTTAGACTCGGCTTGTTCCAACTTATAAGACAAATGTGCTATACGCCGTCTTGCCTCATCTACATACGATTCTTTTTCAACCATTATGAATCTCCTTCAATATAATTTCTTTAAAAGTATTATTATCTATCTTTACAAAAGGTGTGTATTTTATTATTAAACGACTTATTTTGGGCCATATAAAAGTTTCTGAAATTTCATTATCAAATCTTTTACGATAATTTAAAATTATATCAAATATCACCAAAGTTTCTAAACAAATCTTTTTACCTAAATACGCCCTTAATAATTTTGGATGATTTCCTTTATCACAATTAAATAGTATATCAAAATTTTCGGCTGTTGTCAAGAGTTTTTCAACATCATTTTTGAAAACATATTCTAAACTTTGATTAACTCGCTTATGGTCTGCCCATATTCTTTGGCTAAAATCTCCAATCCATAATTTATTATGTATAAAGTTAGCCACATAATAATCTATTATTTGATTATCAGATAACTTTTTAGATAATTTTATAAATTGATATCTGTCTTTTCGTTTCTGAAAACTTATATTAGAAGCAGATACTTTACCATTATATTTAAAATAATCATAAGAGGTAGAAGTAAAATGTAGCTTTAATGCCAAATAATTAGTATAAGCTTCAAATTCATTCATCATCTGGTTTTTTTAACTCTGCTTCGATAAGAGCATTAATAAATGCTTTAGGTGTAATTTCATTTTGAACAGCCGCAATAATAAACTCAGCTAACTGTATTTCTTTTTCTATCCAAAACTTCTTTCGTTTTAAATCTGTCAATTGAGTTTCATAGGTTTCTAGTTCTCTCTGCTTACGAACTTTTTGCTCTATGATATCTGTAATTGAAATTATATTTGTCACAAACCTGATAGCCTGCTTGATTTTGGAAGGTAATGTAATTCTTCAGCGTCAAGCTGAATTTTCTCTTTCAATGACTTGTCTATAAAACGAACTATTCTTTCAGGCTCAATATCTTTTTCATTACATACATAAAGAACAGCATCCATATATGACATTCGTTTGGATTTTACTAATTCTTCAACCTGTATAATAAATCCTTTTGTTGTTATTCCTAAGGCCATAATAAATCTCTCAAATGATAACATCCTTATCCCTGTTTTGATGTTACCGGTCTGTGTGGCGATCTTTAGCAGAGACCACTTTACTGGTAGATATTAGTGGGACGGCTTTAATTACAAGGCGCCGTCCCGAACCCCGGATAAGATTACGCAGCTAAGCGATACTCATCAAAATAGAAATCATCATTGGCTTCTATATTTTATGTGTCAGAATCCTCTTGCAAGTTTTCGTCCGTCAATCGATCCTGGTTCGTCCCCAATAAACTGTTCCTTTCATCGGGTAATGGTCCCCACATTGCTAACCTACTCCATTCATCAGGTGTGTAATAGTATCCGTTCATCGCTTTTGCAAAATCAAAAATACCCTGATACGACACCTGATGTTTGGTGGAGACGGCCGGTACTGCCCCGGCGTCTTGTCCGTCTATTGTCTTGCCGTCATCAGTCTCTTTCACATGGTTATTTATATATATTTTCCTTTAAATATTCATACATAGTTGGGCACTTATCTGCCAACTTTTCAATCCGTGCAGTCCTTCGTCTCCAATATTTAAAAACATTGTGCAACTCTTTATTGAAAGTTTCTTTATTAGTATGTTCCCAATCAGGATTACTAAAAGCTATACGATCTCTAATATAGTCCGTATATAAATTCATATGATGTCCAACCATAATACACTGAGTACCTAAATCTAATCCCCCAACAGTATGATGTCGCAATCTATGTTGGTCTAAATCTGTAGAATATTTGTAAAATTCTTCAGGCAACTCTAATTCTTGTGTATACCATCTCCAATACTCTGTATCTGTTCTTTCAGAACCTGCAAAATGTAGAGCTACAAAATATTTAAAAGTATCAGTTATAGCAGCCACTTCTCTATTTAAACTTTCTTTATCTAGCCTATTAACACATCTATCTTTACTTTGTAGTGTGATTACTAATTTATTAATAGTTTCGTGTGTTAATAAAAGTCCTGTAGATTCTAAAGGTTCTACAAAGCCATTAGATAATCCTATTGCTATACAATTATCTACCCAACTTTTTTCATATCTACCATTCTTTATTTCTATATGTTTAAATTCTAATTCTTCACTACAATTCAAATGTTTTTTAAATTCTTTTAGCGCTGAATCTTTATCTGTAAACTTATCACTATAAACATAACCTGAACCTATACGACTCCATAATGGGATATTCCAAACCCAACCATTTTCTATAGCGGTACAATTTGTAACCATTTCCATTTCTGTATTAGGATCTGTATATGGTACTTTAGTAGCCCAAGCATTATTATTAATTAATAAATCATCATAACTAATGTAAGGAACTTTTAAAGATTCTCCTAATAAACGACTTTTAAAACCTGTACAATCTATATAAAGATCAGCTTTTAAAGTTATATCATCTTCAGTAGAAATTGAAGATATCCAACCATTTGTATCTAAATGTACATTAGAAATTTCACCCAATATATGAGTCATCCCTGTAGGTAAACAAAGATTATCTCTCATCCAATTACCTAATTTAATGGCATCCATTTGATATGCAAAATCTCTTTCAGGATCAAAAAATGGTATAGCATTATCTTCGTTTAAATATATTTTATTCCGTTCTATTAATGGCATTTGGGCCGTATAAGAACTTGCAAAATCTGTAGAAGGAGTATCTGGATAAATCCATTTCTTAAAAAACCAATCATCTTTACCATAAACCGCATGACTTCTATCTTCGTATCCAAAAGGATAATGAAAATACTCTCCGGGCTTATAAAAATCTGTAAATTTAATAGATGCTTTATAAGTTGCATCACAATGAGGCATCCATTCGTTTTCATCCATACCTAAACTATTAAAGAATAAATTTATATGGCCTAAAGTAGATTCTCCAACACCTATTGTAGGAACATTAGGAGATTCTACTAGAGTTATATCTATCTCTGGACATAATTTGCATAAAGCAGATGCAGTAAACCATCCGGAAGTACCGCCTCCAACTATAATTACAGAATTAATTTGCATTAATAGAGCCTACTTCCAAATCGTCATAAAATTGATCCATCAAATTTGAAAGTTTTTCTAGGTAGTCTTTAGTATTCTTTTCAAAAATTTGAATCGAACCATCTTCAGCAACCATTGCTACAACTATTCTATTAACAGCTGTGCCTGTATGTTCTTCATACATTGCTGCATAAGCACAACACTGTATATAGTAATCTTCAATCCACTCTTCCTTTTTTGGAGTAGTAGTTGTCTTAAAATCTACTACCGCCATTTCGTTATCCCACAACCCAATAAGGTCGCAACGGCCTGCAACTTTATATTTGTTAGAATACATATTAGTTTCTTGGAGTTCTACAACTTCTATATTATTATCTATAGTAGATTTCATTTCATTAAACATACACCAAGCCAAGAAATTCTTTCCCTTATGGTCTGTAATGTCTTGGTTATTCAAATAATCTTCACAAATATTATGGAAAGCTGTACCCCGGCGAGCAGCCTTACCCGAAATCATATTAGCTGCATCATGACCTATCTTATTTCGCCATGCTTGCAAACCCTTTTGTTTTCCTGGCTGCTTGCCTATTACTGTAGTAATACTTGGGTATTTTAATCCATTAGGCGCTTCATAAAAACGCAACCCATTAATGTTATGAACCTTTAATTCGGGAAAAGGTTCATAGCTCGTCTTTGTCATTTCATGTATAAACATAATAAATTCCTGGTTATAAAACTATATACCAGTATAACACAAATTTAAATTATTGTCAAGATAAATCTTGGACCTTTGAACCTAAATTTGTTTTAGCTATTAGATAAGACCTTACAAGGCCACTTCTAACAATATCACCAAAATCAAAATCAATGCACTCAAATTCTTTCATAGTTTCTAGAATAACCTTAAACTTTTCTGGGCCTGCACGATCTCCATTACTCTTTTTTAAATCTGTTTGAGCAGTATCTCCAGCAAACATTATCTTACTATCTTGTCCAATTCTTGTAATCAATGTATCTAATTCATGGAATAACATATTTTGAAATTCATCACACAATATTATAGCTCGGTCAAATGTTTGACCTCTTAAAAATGATGTTGATATAAACTCTAAAGTGCCTTGTGCTACTAACATATCATATAATTGTGCAAATTCTGCATCATTAGGCATAGAAAACATATATCGTACTAATAAACGATATGGATCTTGATATAGGTCACTCTTTTCATCTAAAGTGCCTGGTAAGAAACCAATGTCTCTACTGGGAAGTAAAGAGCGTGTAATTATTACTTTATCATAATTTGTAGACTTATCAAAAACTTCTTTCAGTGCCAAATAAAGTAAAAGAAAAGTTTTACCAGAACCAGCAACACCAGAAGCAAAAATATTTTTACCTTCTTGATAAGCTTCAAAAAGCTTTGTTTGGTTGTCGGTTAAAGGTTCGACTTTTACTAAACTATTGGCATTAATATACATGGCTTTCTTTTTTCGATTACTCAAAATAATCCTCCTAGCTATATAGGACTATTTATTTCAAACATCTATTGTACTACCAGGATTATTATCACGAATCCTTCGTAGAGTATCTTTCCAACCTTCATCTGTTCCATGACTACCAGCTTGACCTGAATACTGTCTACCAGATATTATTTTAGGAGCTCCAAGAACTGGAATCCATCCTTCTTCTTTTAAAGCTTCCATATCTGCAATAGTAATTAAAAATTCTTCAATTTCTTCTGTTTTTGGGTTTATTAAACTGTAAGTGGGCATTAATTATTAATTCCTGTTTTTGTAGAAGCATATCCTAAATCTGGTCTGCCATCAAATTCACATTTATAATTCGGACCTTTAGCATCTACATAGTGTAAAAAAACTTGTGTTTGCCAACTTCCTTCCGGAGCTACAAACATATCTCTCCAATGTTCAACTTCACATCCCCTATATATAACCCCATCACCTGGTTTTAAATTAACAGGAATATCAGCATCATTGTCTTTAACCCATAAGGCCCAATAATAATCCTCGGGCATATTTGTATATTTATATCCCAAACATACTGTGGCTGATATTTCACACTCTGGTCTATCAGTATGAACTTTTAAATCAGCTCCCGGCCAATAAGTTCTATAGTAAGAGTATGTAGGTAGTAAGATTAATCCTGTATAATTTTCTACAGTAGGTTTTAATAATAATAATAAAGTTTCCATAAAAGGATCTGAATATTTGTAATGTGACATAGGAGATTGTTCATCAACTTCTTCTTGAGGATATCTTCTAGCATCAAATAATGCATATCTCATAGCCATATATACAATATCATTTGATAAGAAAGGGCCTGAAACATACTTATGGTCTTTAAAATGTTTTTGTTCTTTTTTATAATTCATAATTATTTGTAAGGTGGTCCCATAGCCCACATAACAATAGATTTTCTTAAACCTTTAGTTATAGGTTCTACTCTATGATACATAAAGCTGGGGAAGACTAATACTGTTCCTTTAGTTTTTAATTGTTCTATTTCTATAAATCGTTCTTTTTGGTGGGGGCCTTCATCAAAGAAAAATCCGCCACCTTCATAATTCTCTGGTTCTGATAAACTACAAGATAGGGATAATTTTCTAATTTTACCAACCATAAGTTTATTATCTGTATATTGTGCCTTAGGTTTATAAATTACATTACCTTCCTTTAAAGTAGGAATTTCATCTACTAAAGGTTCTCCCTTTTCATTCCTAAGCCAATGATGAGGATTATCTCGTTCATATTCCATGTGCGGAATATCTCCACTATCTGGATGCCATCCGTAAAATTGTCCTGGATAATATTCTGCATATTGTACTGATTCTATAAAATCAAAATCAAAATTCCAATTAGCTGACTGATTCGCTCCATTTAAATATGGGGTAAAGATATCATATAAAAAAGAATCATCTCCAAAAACTATATCCGTATCTCGAATATAATAATTTTCAATTTCTTCACCCGCAGACTTAATTTCTTCTTCAGTTAAGTCCTGACGAGGTTTCTTTTTAAGGAGTTGTTCCTTATTTTTAGATTCATTGTGTGTTGTTGCAGTAATAGAAGTTTCACCATAATCTTTAATTAAATTTTTCTTTTTTTCTGTAAAATAATCTAATATTTTTTTACAGTTTTCCTCAGAAATTTCTCCTGGCCAACACCAATATTTTTCTGTTAATATCATTTTGGCTGTATGTCAAGGGCCGCTTGTTGTGTATTGTGTGCCTCACTGGGCACAAAGTCAGATGGATCCCTTGTATCACTGGGGTCAAAGGTTTTAACTCCAATATTATCCATACCTAACGAATACATAAAGATGATGAGTTGTCTCTCCTCTAACTCCATCATATTAAGTTGGTTAGCACATATATGTGCCCAAGACCGCAAACTTGTATAGTAGTCATTAGGACTATTCTCAAACCATTCATGCTTGGGTCGTTTACTTGCAAAACTTTCAGCCACTTGTCTTACATTCCAATCTGCATATCTACCTTCAGCCATTTTCCCTATCCTTAGCGTACTCTCTAGCTTGTTCTGTGTAAGACTTCTTACCCTCGATATCAAGCACCTGTTTTCGTAAACAGTTCACTTGAATTTCAAGTTTCTCTATTTTTGGGTTATGACCTGTATCGAAATGACGGTCTATAATCCAACTCATC